GTTGGTCAATGGTATTGGACTAATGATTGGCTTGGTAACAAATCAAAAGCATGGTACTTTGGCCCTAGAATAGAATGGATGAATTTAGATAAAGATGAACTTAATAACACAAGAAAAAACAAAAGAACTAACAGAACAACAAAGCACATTTCTTAATGCATTGTTTGGAGAAGCCAATGGCATACCAAAAGTTGCAGGAGAGATTGCAGGTTACTCTGAACATTCGTACCCTAAAGTAGTTAAGGCATTAAAAGACGAAATACTACAACGAGCAGAAGAGGTAATGGCTTCATACACACCCAAAGCAACTATGGGATTAGTTAAAGCAATGGATGAAGATGGAAGTGTACCCGGTGCTAGTATCCGAGTTGAGGCGGCTAAACAAATACTCGATAGAGTAGGATTAACAAAAAAGGAAAAGTTAGATGTCAATCTCAAATCAATCTCCGGAATCTTTATTCTCCCTCCCAAAGACGGAGGAATTACCACAGAAGATTCTTCGTAAAAGAAAGTCAAGAGTAATACCCTTTGGGTATAAAGAATCTAATGACCCTAATTATTTAGAACCTATCCAAGAAGAGATAGATGCTATTGAACAGGCTAGAAAATATATTCAAGGTTCTTCTTACAGAGAAGTATCTGATTGGTTGTTTAGAAAAACAGGTCGTAGAGTTACAGGAATGGGATTGCGTAAGGTGTTGGATAGAAAATGGTAGATGATATTGCTCCTCCTAAGAAAAAAAATGTAGGAAGAAAAAGAACAACAACAGTATCAGCTAAGACACAAACTCTTAAAGAAAAATTTACTAAAGCAAAAAAATCTGCAACAAGAACATTAAATGCAGAAAAAAAGAAAGTAGAAAAAGCTAGAGAAAAATATGTACTAGCTCAACGAAAAGCACAAACAAAGAAAAAAAGTTTAAAAGAAATAGAAGATGTCCTTATAGGAAAAAATTCGCAAATAGTTGAAGAAGATATATTAGAAAATTTAGCACCTAGCATACAGGATGTTTTAGCAGAAAAAGAAATTATCTTTCAACCAAACAAAGGCCCTCAGACACAGTTTCTAGCGGCAAGTGAACAAGAAGTATTTTATGGCGGAGCAAGAGGTGGAGGTAAATCTTATGCCATGCTTATTGACCCATTAAGATATTGTCATAAACAACATCACAGAGCATTGTTACTTAGACGTTCAATGCCCGAACTTAGAGATTTAATCTCACACTCACAACGCTTATATCCTAGGGCTTTTATAGGAGCAAAGTGGAGAGAACAAGAAAAAGAATGGAGATTTCCTTCTGGTGCTAGAATTGAATTTGGCTATGCAGAAAATTTAACAGATGTACTGCGTTACCAAGGTCAATCATATACATGGATTGGTATTGACGAATTACCTCAGTTTCCAAACCCAGACATATATAATTTCTTGCGTTCATCACTTCGTAGTGTAGACCCAGATATACCTGTGTATATGAGAGCAACTGGAAATCCCGGCAATATAGGCTCAACATGGGTTAAAGAAATGTTTGTTGAACCTGCTGAATCAAATACACCATTCACAGTACAAATAGAAACACCTGTAGGTATTAAAAAAATAACAAAGAAATTTATTTCAGCAAAATTACAAGATAATCCATATCTTATGCAAACAGATGATTACATGATTATGTTGTCATCATTACCAGAAGTACAAAGAAAACAATTTTTAGAAGGAGATTGGGATGCCTTTGAGGGTTCTGCCTTTCCAGAATTTAATAGAGATGTTCATGTTATACAACCTTTTGAAATACCTCGCAACTGGATTAAGTTTCGTGCTTGTGACTGGGGTTATGCTTCTCCTGCTTGTTGCTTATGGATTGCTATTGACCATGACAATTATTTATATGTTTATAGAGAATTGTATACAACTAAGACAACAGCAGATATATTTGCTAAAAAAGTCCTAGAAATGGAGTATGGAGACCATATTCACTATGGGGTGCTAGATTCATCCACTTGGGCAAGAAGAGGCGATGTAGGGCCAAGTATAGCCGAAACAATGATATCTGAAGGCTGTAGGTGGAGACCATCAGACAGGTCACCTAAAAGTCGCATAAATGGTAAACTCGAGTTACATAAAAGATTATATGTTGACCCAGATATACAATATCCCGGAATGTTTATATTTTCAAACTGTATTAATTTAATTAGAACACTTCCTTTACTACCAACTGATAAAAATAATCCAGAGGATGTTGACACACACGCAGAAGACCATGCTTATGATGCCTTACGATATGGAGTTATGAGTAGACCCTTACATCCCCATTCAATGCAAACGCATTGGGAAAGACCTAGAGAAACTAAATTTGAACCCTCTGATAAAACTTTTGTATATTAAAAAAAAATATATGAATAAAAAAGAAGTTCTATGTAGCTGTGATGCTACAATACCGGAAGCAATTAAAATTGGTTACAGAGATTACAAACTAGAGGCATGGAAACAAACTGTTGCTACAGCTAATGAAGCAAGTGGGCAGTTTTTTATTAAAGAAGGTGTCTTGGGGTATAGCCAAGAAGAAAAAGGAGTTTCTCACGCTAATACAATATTACATGAAGTTATGCATGGCATAATATATCAATGGAATATGGAATTAGATGATAAAGTTGAAGAAACAGTAGTTAGTGGTTTAGCTAATGGTTTAACAACAGTATTTGTAGATAATCCAAAATTATTAGATTATTTACGATTAAAAATTAAGGAGGGTGGATAATGCCACAACCAGTATTAACAAAATATAAACAGGGAGACATTCCCAAGGATTATCCAAAAGATACTCCTAAAGGACAGAAGCTTGACTTAAAACCTCATTGCAATTACGAAGACAGACCAACAGACTTTCCTGCAAAGAAAGAAAATAAAATAGAATCATCTTTTTTTAAGATGGCTAACGAAAAAGATTATTAATATGTACGGAAAACCAAAAATGACAATGTCAAAAAGTATGGTAAAAAAACCAAAAGTAAGAAAACCAGTTAAAGTAAAAAAACCGGTTAAAACAAAAAAAATAGGATATTAATATGGAAATGAAATTAGAAACAAAAAAATATAAACAGGGAGAATTTGGCTCTGTAAGTGGAATGGCTAAAAAAGAAAAATTAGACTCTAGCATGATAAAAAAATATTCTCAAGGGGAATTTTCTGCTGATGTAGGTAAAAATGCTAAAGATAAAATAGCATCGTTCGCAAAAGAAAAATACTCACAAGGCTCACACAATAGTTAATTTATAATGGCTAACAAACCAGATGAAATAGTCTCCTTAGAAGGGGATAAAAACCAAACATCTATTCAAGATGATTTATTAGTTGGTGTTATTAAGGGGAAATTATCTTCTTCTGAAGATGCACGATTTTTTGATGAGGAGAGATGGCTAAGAGCATACAGAAATTATCGTGGAGTATATGGTAATGATATGGCTTTTACAGATACAGAAAAATCTCGTGTATTTGTTAAAATAACTAAGACAAAAGTTTTAGCAGCTTATGGTCAGATAACCGATGTATTATTTTCTTCTGGAAAATTTCCTATTGGTGTTAATCCTACACAAGTGCCCGATGCAACTTCTGAGTATGCTCATATAAATAAAAATAAAAAAGAAGATGCCGAACCAGAAGAAGAAGAGAATCCTTATGGGTTTTCTGGTGATGGTAAAGAAGTACCTAAGGGTGCAACTTATGATGATATGCTAGGAGGTTTATCCGAAAAGTATAAAGGTGAAGCAGAGTTTACAGAAGGCCCTTCACCAGATTTAAAAGCAATGCCACAAATTGAACCTGCACAAGAATCTGCAGACAATATGAAAAAACTTATTCTTGACCAATTAGAAGAGAATAATGCTACAAAAGAGTTAAGACATACATTATTTGAAATGGCTTTATTAGGAACAGGTATTCTTAAAGGGCCTTTTACATTTGAAAGAGATTTGCATCGTTGGACACAAGACCCAGAGACAGGTTCTTCTGCTTATACACCTTCTAAAAAAGTTGTACCAATGGTTGAGGCTGTTAGTTGTTGGGATTTTTATCCAGACCCAGAAGCTACAAAAATAGAAGATTGTAATTATGTTATACAAAGACATAAATTAAATGCCAGTCAATTAAGAGATTTAACAAAGAGACCTTTCTTTAGAGAAGAAGAAATAATTGCAACATTATTAGAAGGGCCAAACTATCAAGTTAAAGGCTACGAGCATAGATTGCAAGATAGAGAAAATCAAACAGAATTTGAAAAAGAAAGATTTGAAGTTTTAGAATACTGGGGTAAAATGGATAAAAAACTTGCAGAGGAAGCAGGTTTAGATATAGATTTACTTAGCGATGATTTAGATGAAATACAAATTAACTGTTGGATATCTGGACAAAGAGTTCTTAGGTTAGTATTGAATCCATTTACACCTGCTAGAATACCATATTTAGTAACTCCTTATGAATTAAATCCATATCAATTATTTGGTGTTGGAGTTCCAGAAAATATGGAAGACTCACAACAAATTATGAATGGTCATGCAAGAATGGCTATTGATAACTTAGCCTTAGCAGGTAACTTAGTATTTGATGTTGATGAAACAATGCTAGTGCCGGGACAAGATTTAAAAGTATATCCGGGAAAAATATTTAGAAGACAGAGTGGTATGCCGGGTCAATCTATTCATGGGTTAAAGTTTCCTAACACCGCACAAGAAAATTTACAAATGTTTGATAAGTTTAGACAACTAGCTGATGAATCAACTGGTATACCTTCTTACTCACATGGACAAACAGGTGTACAATCCACGACAAGAACTGCGGCAGGAATGTCAATGTTAATGGGTGCAGCAGCACTTAATATAAAAACAGTTATTAAAAACGTAGATGATTATTTATTAAAGCCTTTGGCTCAATCTTTATTTCAATGGAATATGCAATTTAATTCTGATGTACCTGCTATTGTAGGGGACTTAGAAGTAAGTGCACAGGGAACACAATCACTAATGATGAAAGAAGTTCGCTCACAAAGATTAATGACATTATTACAAGTTGGAGCAAATCCTACTATTGCACCATTTATAAAATATCATGCTGTACTAAGGGAGATAGCAAAAACTCTGGATTTAGACCCAGACCAATTAATTAATGACCCCGAAAAAGCAGCAATATACTCAGAAATAATAGGAGCAGCAAATGGAAATCAACAAACTCAAGGCAATGGTCAGCAACCCCCTATGGGGGGAGGTGGAGGGGTTCCTGCAGGAGCAAATCCAAACGACCCAACTGGAACTGGAGGTGGCAACATCGGAACTGGAAGTGTACCGCAAACAGGGGAGTCTGGCTTCTCTTCGCAAACTTCTAATGCTCAAGGAGCGAATTAAAAAATAATGGCAACTGATTTTAAAACAAGTCCAACCGAAGGTACTGTAACAGGTTTAGCTTTAAAAGAAGCTACCAATAAAACAAATTATAATAAACAAAATGTTAGTTATAAAATGAAATACAATGCTACCACAAAACAGTGGGAGCAAGAACAGATAATGACACCCTTAGTTGCGATGACCTATCCGGGAATACGGACTAAAGATGGTGGAACAAAAAATATAAGTGGTGGTTTAAAAGATGCACCAGTTGTAAAACCTATAGACGACCCATTTCATAATACACTACAAAATCCTAAGCTACCAGATACACCAGAAACACCAATAACAGCCCCTTCAACAGGTATAGGTGGATACCAACAGACACGACAAAATTATCAAGACTCACAGACAGTTCAAGGTGTACAAAAATCAGCAGGTGTTTCATACTCACCAGACCAAATGAATTCTGTTTCAGAATCTCGAAGAACACGTAGCGAGATGAAATATTCTGTTATGCCGGGTGGTTACAATAGTCGTTCAGATGCTCAAGTTTTATCTCAATCTGGAGAAGCAGGAGTATTAAGAGATTTACTAAATCCTACTGCTACAAAAGATAACTCAAAAATGATTTCTGCTCTTGGTGGAGTACCTGTCCTTGGTAGCATTACTAGATTAGCAGGTTTTATGGGGCCTCGTTCTGAAAAATCACAGATAGAGAGATTATTGAAAAGTGGAATGATTAATGTTACAGGCTCCGATGGTAAATCTTTAGATTACGATACTGCTCTTAAAACTTTAACAGAGGATGATAAAGGAAGATTAAAAATTCTTAAAGGCGAAGATTTAATTAACTCTGGTTACAAAATTACACAAAATAAAACTATTGCAAATGAATATAAAAACTCTCCTGCATTTATGAATATAAAAGAAGATAAAGCAAATAATTATGTTACTACTTCTGGCATACAATTAACAACATTAAATCCTGTTATGGGTAGTGCCGGTACAAGTTTATTTGGTATACTGGGAGAAAATAAAGGTGCTAGCCAAACTAACGGAGAACAAGTATTAGTTATTGAAGGGTCTGGTGCATATAGAAGTGATGGTAAATTTGTATCAATGGGTGGAGAAATATATTCTCGTGGTACTGCAAGCGATGCAAAATTATCAGCTAATGGTGGATTAATACCTACAGATGTTTTAAAAAGAATGACAAATAAAGATGGAACTTTAAAAGATTTGTACCAAGCAGGTGGTGACTTTGAAATAGATTCTAATATGATTGATTCTAATGGAAAATATATTGGCAAAGTTGTTATGGAGAATAGAAATATAATAGATAATAATGGTAATGTTGTAGGTAGCACAGCACCAGATGGCTCCCAAGATAAACAAGACCATAATGATAATCAACAAAAAGAACAAGATGATATTAGAGATGAAGTAGCTGATAATTTAGATGAAATTTATGGAAGTGACCCAGAGCCAGAAACTAGAAGTGGAGGAGGGGGAACAACAGCACCCGGACAATCTGGCGGTTATCAACATGGTGGAAATGATAGTGGAAGTGATAATTCATCAAAAGATAAAAAAATAATCTGTACAGAAATGTATAGACAAACACAATTAGATGATTGGCAAAGAACAATAAAACTTTGGTACATATTCCAACAGAAGCATTTGTCAGAAACACATCAAAAGGGATATCATTTTTTATTTAGACCTTATGTTAAAGGTATGCAAAAATCAAGTATCTTAACTTCTATTGGTAAGCATATGGCACAAGAAAGAACAAAAGATATAAAACATATAATGTATGGTACAGAATTTTCTTTAAAAGGAAGAGTATATAGAACAATATTAGAACCTATTTGTTATATAATAGGTTTATTTATAAGAGGATAACATGGC